CCTTCACGTTCAATTCCTTGTCCAGCTTGACAAGGAAGTTGCGCGTGCGGATCGGGTTGTCCGCGGTGATGTCGCTGCCCTTGCCGTCGATGTCGTAGCGGCCCTCGGGCGTGATCTTGTAGTTCACCGTTCGCACGACGCACCAGACCTGATTGAGGATGCGGCAGGCGGACGGGTTTAGTAGTGCCCATCCATCAGGCGCTCGCCGTAGCTCAATTCGCTTGGACCAGAAGGACGGCATGACCTCGTGTGCGTGCGGCACGTAATGAAAAAGGTTGCGGCGGGCCAGCTCCGTCGAGCCAATATACCCGTGCTTACCAAGAGCCACAGCATCGCAAGCGCGAAAGCCTTCGGCCCGTGTCTTCGGATCATAAAAAGCAGCAATGGACAGCTCCTCTTTTCCACCGACCTCGTAGACGAACGGGTTGACGAACAGAGCGTCATTCGGCTTCGGCGTGGCGTCGACCACCCGAGCGAACATAGTCGCCAGCGTGTTATCGCCCTTCTCGCGGTAGTACTTGGCGAGATCATACAGCGCCTCGGCACGCTGCGGCCGCATCTGGTGCGCCTTCAGGAGGTTGGCGACGAAGCCCTCCTCGGACCCGTTCGACAGCATGCAGTGCGCTACGTTCACCTGCGCGTTCCACTGCTCCTCCTCCCATCCGCCCAACTCGACACGGCGCTGGTAGGCGCGAAGCGCGGCATGGGTGTCACCGGCGTCCCGATACGACTGCGCGAGGTAGAACCAGTACCGCTCGTTGGTCGGCTCGTGCTGGATCGCTTCTTCGAGCAGCGCGATGTCGCGCTCGAATTTATCCTTGCGGTTCGCACCGTCCGCGTGATCGAGGAACCAGAGTTCTTTGGGCTGGATGAAGCCGATGCCTTCCGGCACGTTGAGGTACTCGTGCGTGACGCCGATATAGCTCGCCTTCGAAAGGCGAGAGACGAAGCGGGCGTTCGCGTATTCGAGGTAGCCGCCGGCGCGCTGGATTGCCGAGTACGCGGCACCGGACAGCTCGGGCACCCGACCGACCAGCTCCATGTCAGCATCGCACAAGAGCAGGTAATCCCACTCTAGCGCGCTCTTACGAGCACATTCGAGCGCGTGATTGCGCGCGTCCTCGAAATTGATGAAGGGGTGGGTGTGGACCTCGACACGCTTGTTGTGCTGGTCGAAGAAGTCGCAGATCAGACCGATGGTGTCGTCGGTACTGCCTGTGTCCACGATGACTGCACAGTCGACGTGGTCGATCAGGCTCTCCATGCAGCGCACGATGCGCGCCGCCTCGTTACGCACGATGGCGTTCCAGCACAGCTTCATAGGGCACCTCGGGGGAGAGGCGTTACCGTGGCGGTAACGTTAGTGAAGGTTCAGGGTGTCGACGCACTGCTTCAGGACATAGCCCACGGAGTTCTTGTCGCCGCTGTCGGACCATTCCATGTCCGGGTTGGTGTTCAGCGGCCGATCCTGACCGGTCGGGCCAGTGAGGCCATTGCAGACCTGCGCCAGCTTGCCGGTGATCACGCCCCAGCGGTTCTTGTCCGCGTCAGTGGCTTGGATCGTGAAGCCAGTCGGGCCGCTGTAGCCCGTAGCGCCCGTTGTGCCGCAGAAGGTGTTCGCCTTCGTCGCAGCCTGCTTGAGGATCGACGGCACGCTCTGGCTGTCGTAACGCGGTGAAGATTTGATGGTCATGGACCCCTCCGAAGACGCTGAAGCACTACCCTGCTAGCCGTTAACGAATGGTTAAGCTGGGCCTCCCGAGACCGGCTTCGCGCCGGGACCGGGCTGGTTGCCCACGAGGTGGGTCTGCGGACCGCCATGGCTCAGCTCGCTAGGCTGTGTGCCCTGCGCGTGCGCCGCACCGGCCATCAGGCTGGAGTGGCTCGCGTGACCCGCGGACGGGCGTCCGCCGTCCGGGGACTGCGGCTGCTGGCCTTGGCCCTCCGGTAGCGTGCCGATGTGGGTCGGCATGCCCTCTGGCATGTGCGCGTGGGCGGCGAGCAAGCCGGCCGTCAGCTCCGTGCTGATCCGCTGCACGCCCGCCTCGACACCCTTGTGGATGCCCTCTTGGACCTGCTGGTCGAAGCCGCCGCCCTGCTGCTGTTGCTGCTGCTCCTGCTGGACCATCTTCTCGATCTGGTCCTGATCCGGCACGACATCTTCGCCCGACATGCCGATGGTCGTGGACACCGAGCGCAGCACCGTCGCGCGGCCCTTGATGCCCATGATCTTCATGTCGGTCGGGTTGTTCGTCGCCTGCAAGAACTCGATCTGGCGCTGGCGCAGCGTCTCGCGCTGGACCGCGACATTGACGCCCTGCACCGTGACGCGCTCCTCGCCGTTGAGCATGCCCGAGGCGTCCGTGAGCAGGATCAGGTCGGTGAGCTGGAGCAGCGAAGGTTCTAGCACGTCCCGGTCGACGTTGGCCGAGACCGTCTGGAGTAGCTTCGAAGCGTTGCCCATGAGCATGGCCAAGCCCGACGCAGTGCGGCCGGCACCGCCCGATCCGGCTTGCCCGCCGATGTACTTCGGGATCGCGGACACATCGTCCGCAATTTCCACGATGGACTTGTAGAGCGTGATCAGCTCCTGCGCGTTCGACTGCGGCTGGAAGAACTGGATCGGCGCTCCGCCGCCCTTCATCATGCCGGTCACGTCGCCGCGTACGTGCCACCGCTTCCACGGGTAGAGATCGTCGGGCGCGTCCGTGTTGGCCATGGCGTCGTCGTTCACGACCACCTGCGGACCCGAGGAGATCGAGACGTTGTTGATCAGCGAGCGCAGAACCGCGTTGCCAGCCTCTTGGAGGTCGGTCAGAATGTCGGTCAGGCCGTTGCCAACGATGGTGCCGGGCACCTTCTCGAAGGACGTGATGAAGTAGGGATGCCGCTGACGCGGGCTGGGCGACAGGTGCGCCTTGATGACGTGGTTGCCGATGCACCAGACCTGCACCGTGTAGTCGCGCAGCTCGTCCGGCACGGCGAGGCCGTAGTCCTGAAGCATGCGGCCCTGCACCGTCCCGTTGAACTCCATCATGGAGATCATCGCGGAGCGGTTCCAAGCCGGGTTCTCGCGGCTCTCCAGCACGGCACGCTCGGCGTCGGTCGTGTCCCAGTTGTCGTACAGACCGCCGCGGCCGTACTCGTCCAGCACCGCCCTGATCTCGTCTGTGTTGTACCCGGGCAGGTCGAGCAGGTCGTTCAGCTCGGCGCGCGTGATGCGCAGCTTCTCGATGACGTTGGCGTTCTCGATGTCGGTCGCGCCCGGGGTCCACCAGATGTCAAACGGCGACACCCGGTTCCACGTCAGGCGTGGCTTGTGGGAGATAGTCGGCTTGCCGCCGCCCTGCGGCCACTCGACCTCGGGGATCACCTTGACCACCGGGCCTTTGATGCACGCGAAGGGGAAGATCGGCAGGTCGACCAAGAACTCGGCCAGCGCCTGATAGTAGCCGCCGGTCCGCAGAATGTCCTCGATGCGATCCTCGCTCTCGCGCGCCTGCTCCGCGGCCTTTCGCTTGGCTGCGTCCTCGGCGCTGTCCATGAGCGCCTTCCGGCGGGCCTCGACCTTCGACTGGTCGGGCGGCTGCCCGAGCTGCTGCGCCACGTGCTGCATCTCGGTCTGGACGAGCTGGTTGATGTTCGCGATCACCTCCGGGGGCACCTGCGCGGAGACCGGCGGGCGCACGCCCCACGGGCGATCCTGCCCGAGGTAGATGTCGCGGAGGAGGGACGAGGCGGCACGACACTTCTGCGCGATCAGGCGCGCGTAGACCGTGGAGCCGCCGAATTTCGTGATCTCCGCCAGCTTCTCGGCGGAATACTGTCCGTTGATGGCGCGGAGCGCAACGAGCAACCGGTCTGACCACCCCGACTGCGTGTTGCGGTGGTTGCGCATGATCTCGTACTGCGACTTGATGTAGCCGATCAGGTCGGTGAGCTGGGCAGCCGGCGGCTGGTTCATCTGCGCCTTCTGCTGCGCCTGCTGCTGGAGCTGGGCTTCCAGCGCGGCGGGCGGCACGACAGCCAGAACGCCCTGTTGTCCGAGATTGTCCATTTTCGCCCCTGCGGATAGGAGATCGCCGGGACCGTACTTGCATGTCGCTAACGATACCTTAACGAACAATCGGCCAAGAATTGCCGCATGAATGAAGTCGCCCCCATTACCGCCGCGGTAACACCGGTCCCCGCCCACCTCGACCAGCACAAGCTGGCGGAGCTGGCCTATGAGCTGGCGCGCAACCTGAAGCCGCCGGCCGAGGTCTACAAGTTCTTCGGGATCACCGAGGACCAATTCAAAGAGCACATCGACCCCAACCCTTGGTTCAAGCGCGTGCTCGAAGCCGCGATGATCGAATGGGCGTCAACCGGCAGCACCAAGACGCGCATCCAGATGCAGGCGATGCTCGCGCTGGAGCAAGGGATCATCCCGCTGACCGCGCGGATGATGGATGACGAGAGCGATCTTGGCAAAGCTGTCGAGGTCGCGAAGCTGCTGGCCAAAGTTGCAGGACTTGACACGCCTGCGCAGAGTGGTAATCCCGGCGAGAAATTTACAATTCAGATCAACCTCGGTGCCGACCAAAGTGTCAAAATCGAGAAGGAAATTAACCCCGCTCCAGCGCCTCCTGAACAAGAGGGCGGCGCAAGCCCGGTACTTGAAATCACCCAAGGGGAAGGCGGCGCAGAGGCGGTATAACCGCTCACCCGGTCGTACACTCGCGCAGGCACAGTACAATCACAGTCCCCTCGGGCACCAACGCGACTACCGCTACAATCATTCGGGGAAGGGCCTGCTAGCGAAGGCCAAGTATAAAAGGGGACTAAGATGCCTGCTGCTCTCAAAACAGACGCTGAACGACTGCACGACGCCAACGAGATCATCCGCCGCAAGATCGCAGAGACCAATGACCTTCGCAAGCTAGTCGACAGCATCCGCAAGGAGAACGACACCGCCGAGATGATCCGGCGCGAAATCTGGGGTCTCTCCGAGCACACACCGGCACCCCCATCGTGGGTCTCGGGGAAGGGCGGAAAGATCGGCCAGCGCGGCGCTCCGATTACAATTTGGTCGGACTGGCACTACGGCGAAGTGGTCGACCCGGAACAGACCGGCGGGATCAACACCTACAACAAGGCCATCGCTCGCAAGCGCGCCTACCGCCTATTCGACACCATCGTTGACCTGTCGTTAAACCACATGGGTCGTGCAAACACGGAGTACCCCGGCATCGTAGTCTGCCTTGGCGGGGACATGGTGGGAGGTGATATTCACGAGGAGCTGGCGTGGACCAACGACCGTACCTCCCACCAAGCAGTCAACGATCTCACCGACATAATCGCGGCTGGCTTGGAGAAGATGGCCAGCGCGTTTGGCAAAGTGTTCTGCCCGGTCGTGGTCGGCAACCATGGACGGTCCACGAAGCGGCTTCCCATGAAGAACCGCGTCTACACCAACTACGACTGGTCCATCGGCTGTAACCTTGAGCGTTACTTCCGCAAGGACAAACGGATCGCCATCCACGTGCCCAACGAGGCCGATTGTCATTTTAATTCGTTCGGTACGCGCTACCTGCTCACTCATGGGGACAGCCTCGGCGTGAAGGGTGGCGATGGGATCATCGGCGCTCTCGGGCCGATCATGCGCGGGACGATCAAACTGCGCAACTCCGAAATGCAGATCGGCAACGACTTCGATATGGTGCTGATGGGACACTGGCACCAGCTACTGTGGCTGCCGGGCTGCATCGTTAACAATTCCCTCAAGGGTTACGACGAATATACGCGCCTCGGTCTTCGCGCCCCCGCGAGCCGGCCTTCACAGGCGCTGTGGTTCAACCACCCTGAGCACGGCATCACAGCCCGGTGGGAGGTCTTCTTGGAGGGCAAAGAGGCCGTCTCCACGAAGAACCGGGACTGGATCACATGGGCAGCCTAGTTTACGACGCACCTCCTACCTGCGCATCGTTCATGAAATCAGACGCCTTCGGGCGTCTGATTGCTGGCCCGGTCGGATCGGGCAAGACGACAGCGTGCATCATGGACCTGCTTATGCGCTCGACAGCGCAGGCACCGGCGAAGGACGGCTACCGTTACACCCGCTTCGCCGTGGTTCGACAGACGCTCAAGCAGCTCAAGGACACCGTCCTCAAGGACTGCCAGAGCTGGCTCCAGATGAACGGCCTTGGCGAGTTCAGGGTCTCCGAGAATACCTTCCACGTTCAATTTGGCGACGTGCGCTCCGAGTGGATTTTCATTCCGCTGGAGAACAGCGACGATCAGGCGCGCTTGCTCTCGATGCAGCTCACCGGCGGCTGGCTCTCGGAATGTATCGAGATGGACCTGTCGGTCGTGGCCCCGCTCTCCGGTCGTATCGGCCGTTACCCGAGCGGCGACCGCGGCACGCCTACATGGTTCGGGCTGATCGCGGACACCAACATGCCGACCGAGATGTCGCCTTGGCAGCAGTTCATGGAGAACCTGCCGCCGAGCTGGCAGAAGTTCGTGCAGCCGTCCGGCTTGTCGCCCAACGCAGAGAATTTGAATTGGCTGACGCAGACGCCAGAGACGATCAAGCTACCGCTCGATCATCCGGCACGGATCGCGCAGGGGCGCAAATACTACGAACGCCTCGTGGAAATGTACGGAGAGAACAGCGACTGGGTCCGCCGTTATGTCAAAGCCCAGTACGGCAACGATCCCTCCGGGGCCGCTGTCTTCAAAGAAACATTCCGGCCTGATTTTCATCTCGTGGACGAGACGATGGTGATCCCGGGCTATCCGCTCCTCGTAGGTCAGGATTTCGGCCGCAACCCGTGGACCTTGATCTGCCAAGTCGACCACATGGGTCGGCTGATTGTGCACGAGGAAGTCGCAGCCACCAACGTTGGGCTGGAGAAACACATCAACGAGCAGGTACGGCCACGTCTCTTTTCGGATAGATACATGGGCTATAAAGTTGCCATGGTCGGAGACCCCGCCGGCGTTGCGAAGGGCAGCATTGCAGAGGAGAGCTGCTTT